CGACGCCTCCTGATCGCTGAACCTCGATCATGGCCATCATGACTAGTGTGGTTTTGCCGGTGTCCGACTTGCCGACGATCTGGGTGATGTGCCCGACCGGTAACCCCGGTGCCCCGGTGGCGCGCTCGAAATATGGAGGCATTTTGATCCAGGCGTCAACCTGGACCAGATCTTCGGTCTTCGTGACCTCCTGAGCGAGGGCCCGCTCCGCCCGTTGGTTCAGGCGTTCGCGCATCTTGGCTGCCAGAGACTTAGTGTCGCCCATAGGTCACTCCTTGCGGGCGTCAGCGCCCAGTTGAATCAGCATGTCCTTCTTGGCCCGCAGCGAATCGACGAAGTTTTTCAACGTCTCGAGGTCTCGCTTGGCCTGGACCATGGTGACGAACGCACCCTGCACGCGGACATCAACCTCGATGAGGGCATCCAGGTGCTTCTCGGTGACCTTCTCGCCTCCTCTCTTGATCTCGAGGTAAACCTGAGCCCGAACTTCCTCGTACCGGTTCTTGGCGAGGTCGTGGTCCCGCTCGGCATCGGATTTCTTCTCGGAGTATCGGAAGAGCTTGGGCGGAAATTCCCGGAACTCGGTCCCCAGGTCCGTCGCATCGATCATATTGTCGGTGTCTGGATTGAGTTCGATGTCGATGCGCTTCATAAGGACTCCTTAGAAACCGAGAGACAAATTCATGAACAGATTCGGGCCGGCTACGGTCCAGCCGATGCCTGGGCCCAGGTACGTGTTCACCAACGTGTTCCTGAATGGGCGCCAGGAGAGTGGAACAACGTTCACGCCGAAGTCAGAAAGATCCGACTTGGCATCCACCCCGAGCTGCACGAAGCGCCAGTCCAGATCCCGTCGGCTGTACCCGAAACCAGCCAGGCTCACTCCAAGGCTAGGCCGCATAGCAAGGCCGCCCGCTCCAGCCGTGCCATTCACGCCGCCCACGAGTCGGGGTGCCCAAAGGCGCAGGCTCCTACTGTCCGCCTGCTCCGTGGGGTCAACCACAGCCGAGCCGCCTACGATTTGAAGCGGGTATGGAACGTCCTTCCACTTCTTGAGGTCCGGTCGGCGTTTCTCGGCCAAGCCGTTTTCGCCGGCAACGAAGTAAGCTTTCGAGTAGACAGTGACCTTTCCGCTATCGTCGTCCTTGGTCTGCAGCGTCTCGGCGCGGATCTCGAACTTGTAATTGGCCTTGTAGGTGGTGCCGTCGCTCTTGATCAGGATGAAGCCGACAGGCGGGCTGTCCGGGCCAGCGATGCGGATCTCATCGACAATCAGGTTCTGCGTTCCCTTTGGGGTCTGGAAATAGTAGTCCGGGCCGTCCTGCTTGGTGGAGTGCTTGCCAATCAGATACGTGGCGTCGGAGAGGAGCTTGATTTTCTCTTCCTGGCGACGCGAGATGTCCTGCCAAGTCTCTTCCAGGAGCTTGCTCAGATCCTTTTGATTCTTGTATTCGACCTCAAGTTTCGCAGTGTACTGGCTCAGCTGTTCGTACTTCTCTTTGGTCCCCAGCAGCTCCTGGTACCGGCTCTCCGCCTCGTGCTCGGACCGGTACAGGTCTACGCAAAAAATGACCAATCCAACGATGGTGACCAAAGTCAGCAACGTCGAGAAGTATCGAACTACGATGGCCTTCAGAGTTTCCACGTTATTTGGCCCCGGGATCAGGGGAATCCTTCATCTTGCGGGTGACGTACGCGCCCAAGGTCGGGGTCAGAATCGCAGCGATCAAGCCGGCGTCCACAACGCCGAAGTTGATCACCTTCGCGCCGAGCGTGAGACTGACGCCATTCAGGAGGAATTTGAAAAGCACGGTCAGCGTGGAGAAGACCGCAAGGGTCAACATAGCGTCGGGCTTTCCACTGCGGGGATGCTTCAACCAGAGGTTCATGACTGCCTCCGTGCGAATCCGGCTCGATCGAGAATCTCTCGCACCTTGCTGAGCACCCGGGCTTGGTACTCTTCAATGGTTCCGTTGTTGTCGATGCGCTCGCACTTCTTGGCCAGCTCCAGGACGTACTTTTCTGAGGCGTGCGGGTTCGGGCCGAGACCGGCCTCCGCAGCATAGTTAGCGACGTAGAGCGGATAGAAGCTGTCGGGGTACTGCTCCTGGAAGAACGAGAATTCATTGGGGAAGCGCATGTCGGTGACGACGAAAACGCCGTCATTGGGTAGCGCCATAGTCGCGCCTTCACAGTGGATGTGCTCGCTCACCGTCCGGAGGACTTCGGTGCCGATATACTGCGCTACCCTACGGGGCGACTCGAGCACTGTTCCGATGTGCTGGCGAACGTGCTTATCGAAGTCCGGAGTAAAGCCGAATGACTTGATCACGGCCTCGACGTTGGACTGGCTGAGGTAGACCGGCACCCGCATGTCCTTTTCCTTGATGGCGGGGTCATCAAAGGCGGTGCGGGTGATAGAGAAGACTTCAGCGCAGGAATCCTTCAGTTTGGCAGCCAGTGTGACTTCAACCACTTCGGGGTAGGCCGAACGGATAATGTTGAAGGCGGTCGTCTTGCCTGATCCCTTGACGCCAGTGAAAGCTAAGAAAGTTCTCATCAGATCCTCCGGAACGGGCCCCAGGGGCTAGGGCGCGACACGGACGATCTGTCTTTAGCGTACCCTTATTTTATGCTCGCTGCCAAGCTAAAAGTTACTTCGAATCCATGAGATTGTCGCAAATGATGGGGTCCGCAATCATCGGCACGTCGATCCGTTTGGCAAACACGTTGTTTTCCATGCCCTTGCGAAGACATGTAGCGGCGATCTCTGCCTGATCGATTCGAGCGTAGGATGTGACTTCATCGTGGACCTGTAGACAGACGTAGCCATCGATGCCCTTGGCCCTGAAGTCCCGAGTGGTGTCGAGCATGCCACGATTCGCAATGTGCCCAGCTAACCCCTGGATGGGCATGTTCTTGGCGTTGTTCAGCTCGTTTTTAAAGAGGTTCCGGATATAGTTCCAGCCTCCGTTTTCAAGGACATCGCGCTTACTCATGCGGTAGTGTTCGCAGAAGTACTCGAGCGCCTTTCTGGGGAGCATCCCCTTCATGGCTGTATCTCCTTCACAGGCCTTGTAGGGGGCGTCCAGGAATTCATCCTTTGTGATCCCGTAGTGCGAGAGCAGCCGGTAGACGAATGGAGCGTACTGGAAGTGCCGACGACGGCCGATCAAGGTTTCCACCCAGCCTCGGTCCATGGCCTCGTTCTCCCTGACCTCCATGTACTTGGCCAGGTCCGGGTAAGTTGCTAGGTAGAGATCCCGGTATTCGCGGCCCTTATCGACGTCCAGCACCTCGATTTCTTTGCGCTCGCCCGTTTCCTTGTCCGTGATCACCTTCGTGATCTTGAGGTTCATGAGATTGGCGACCTGCGGAGGGCGTGCGCCGTACGGGATGCCCAAAACGACGGGCTTGAAAAGATCGCGGGCAGCTTTGTTCTTCTTTTTCAGGAACTTCTCGGACTTGGGATCTGCTGAGTACTTCCCTTCCTTGTCCACCATGTCGCAGTAGACCTTGGAATACATGTCGAGATCCTTCCAGAAGATCTCTTTGATCTTGGCGTCGCCCGACATGAAGGCAAAGCAACGGGGCTCGAGTGAGGCGTAGTCGGCATTGATGATCTTGTAGCCGGGCGGAGCAACGAAGCCGGCCTTGATCGCCGATGGGCACACGATGTCTTCGTCGTGGAANCCACACTCCNNGCANTTGAANTTCGCCAGGAGNGCCACATCGGGGTGNGTGACNTCNANCTTTTTGGANTCGCANGANGGGCAGCGGTCCAGCTCCTCGACCTTTGGGAGGGTCTGCAGATTGAACCCGCCCGAGCACGCAAAGCGGCCAGAGATGGTCCCGGCCTGCTTCATGTCCATGTGCAGCCAGCCCTTGTTGTTCAGCTCGATCGCCGGCTGGATGTAGGTTCCCTGGAATTTGTCGAGTTTCTTGTATTTGAGGAGCAGCTTGCACCAAGGGTGCTCCTTGACGAAAAAGTCCTTGATGGTTTCTGCGGCCATCGACGGGATTGGATTGTCCTTCGTCGCGGAGTCTGTCTGAGGCAGCTTCGTGGGGTCGGCCCCAAGCTTGTCGCAAAACAGCCAGCGTAAGTGGTCAGGCGAGCGGATGTTGAAGCGGTACCTACGGCCCAGAACCTCCATGTAAAGCTCGTTGAGGATCTCCTCTTGCCGAGCCGGGGAGTATTTGATTTCGTCCTGCCCCACCATGTAACCCCAGAGCCAATGCGGGTTTTCCTGATAGGCCTTCTCGACGTCCTTCTTGCCGAGCGTCTCTTTCCAAACGCCGGTCTTTTTATCGAACTTCTTGGGCGCGGATAGGCCTTCAAGCTCCATGATCCGCTTGATGAATCGGCCTCGAGATACGGCTTCGTCTCGGGATTGACCTATACTGAAGTCCTGGATGAGNGGGGCNATNACGGCNTGGATTTCGTCCTCGAGCCGATCCATGGCGGCCTGAGTCTCGCGCTCGAGCTTTTTGAAGTACTCGACGTCGATGTAGACGCCGCCCATGCGCATTGGGATCACGACCTCGCGGCAGACCGGCATGACCTCCTCTTCGAAGAACCANTGCAGGTGCCAAGGCGTCAGCTCNTGCTCGAACTTCTGNAGNGCCACTTCNATNGCGCCATAGGTCAGGCANGTNTCNGCNGCACCGTATTTGGCGACCATCCAGGGGTCGCCGCGCCAAACGTGCTTATTGCGCTGGTTGAATTTGCCCCCGTTCCTGATGACGGTTTCGCCCAGCTCCTTCTGCTCCTGCTTGGCGTCCTCGTCCGGATTGAAGCCAAGCTCCCGCTTCCACTGAGAGGCCGTCTCTTTCAGCGCAATCGGGTTGTTTTCATCCAGGACATGCTTCGCCAGAGCGCCGTCGATCCAGAGGTAGGGCGCGAGGTCCAGGTCCCAGTTGTACTGGGTCATGACGCAGTCGAATGGGGCGTTCCACATGCCGAGCCGGACGCCGTCATTGGCCAGCCAGCGGCGGGCGAACATCAGGATAAAGTCGGGCGGACGGTACTCATTCGGGGATACGTTCTCGGGGTAGATTTTGCCGGTCCAGGCGCAGACAAAATGGCCATCCTCGTAGACGGACCGCTTCACTTTGTCGATGGTTCGGATCTTGTCGGATTTTGGGTCCGGATGCCACTCGAGCAGCGGGATGTAGTAACCGGTGTTAGCATCAGTCGAGATTGAGAAGCCGATGATCACGTTCTTGAAAAAGAACAGCCCGTTGGTTTCCGTATCGTAAGTCAGAAACTCAAACCGGGGGGTATCTCCATCCATGAGAACTGAGTCCAGCGCCTCGAGCTTCTCGATCGCGTTGCAGTAATGCTCGTCTCGAAACTGGAACTTCATTTAGGCGCCCTTTTGCTTGTAAATCAGAGCCAGTTTCTTCAGGACCGGTGAGTTCTGGTAGTTCTCGGTCTCCCGCTTGTTCTCTTTCTTACGGAGGATGTTGGCCTGCCGGATGAGACCATTGGCCTCTTCCAGTTCCCCCTCCGTCAGGCTTTCGTGTGTGCCCGTGTCGAGGTCGAACTTCAGGAGGGATGGAATGTTTTCCTGGATGGGGTCGAGTTTGTGCTGCCGGCGGATCTTGGCGTACTGCCAAGCCGTCACGCGCAGCTGGGTTTTGTCCTGGACGCGCTTGATCGGGCGCCAGAGCGTCATGATGTAGTCGACGTACCATTCGAAATTCGACACTCCGAAGGCGGCGTTCTTACCTAGCGGGATGTCCCCACCCCCGTCCTTTTCCTTAGTGGTCTGCGATTGGAGGATGATGAAGGCGTCGAGCTTCTTGGCCAGCTCTTTGATCTTGGCGCAGATCGCACCCTTCCCGATCGTGACCATGTCGCCGCTGAAAATACTGTCGCGGTCCATGTTTCCAATGATGTTGAGAGAGTCCTTCTTAGACGTGTCGATATGCCTGGAGATTGCGTCCAGGTGGTCGATTGCGAGCGCACCGATCTTTTTCCCGTTCGAGCGCTCAATGTCCCGGCAATACCAAAGGATCTCCTGGAGTCCGATGTTCCTGGGGTTGCCGTCGTCGTCCTCGTTGGCAACCACGTAGAGGCGCTTGGCCAGCTCGGGCTTCGCTCCGGTCAGCTCATCCCAGCGTTCGTAGATCTCGCCCTCGGTCATTTCGAGCGAGAAGAACACGTAGATTTCATCTGACTCCGGGTTGTTCTCGATGAAGGCGCGGAAGCAATCCAGGGTTGCCGTCGTCTTGCCAACGCCGGAACCGGCAATCATGCCCATGACCTGCTTGCGGCGCCATTTGTTGTAGAGGCAGTCCCAGTGCTCCGGGCCGTGCATCAGCTTGCCCAGGTTCTTCACGCTGGCATCAAGCCCTCTCCGCTCAAGGGCAGAGCCAACCGTATATTTCGGGCGATCCTTATAGACCTTGTCGACGGTGTTGAAGGCGTACTGCTGACGATCGTTGCGCGTCAGGGCCTTTTTTGAATTCATGAGGACCTGGAGGGCTTCGGCCTTGGAGTAGTCCAAGGAGAAAAGCAGGTTGGCCAAGGTCATGTCCGCCTTGGAGCGGTCCCCGCACGTCCCTTTCGGGTCTTCGAACAGGTCGCGCACCTTCTTGTTGCTCGCTAGATCTTTCACGAAGCGAGCGGGCAGCTCATTCGGATCAACGCTGTGGTCCCCAAGATCCACCTCTTCGCGACCGTCCAGGCGATCCAGGTGCCGCTTCATGCGCTTGTGATTGTCCGGCGTAATCTCCGGAAGGTGGGCGACCACATCGTCGATCGCGTAGGTCTTGTCGCTGGAGTGCTCCGGTAAAACCTGACAGGGCTTCGGGTTGGCCGGGTCCTTGGTGTTCAGCGTGCCGGGGTATCGCATCAGCTGAAGCGGAGTCCAAATCGAGTCGTCGGTCTTGAAGTGCTGGATTAGGGCGAACTGCGTGTAGACGTATTCGTCGCGCGTTAGCCCGTCGATGGCCCAGTAGGCATGGATGCCGTTGCCTGAGTCGACCACCATCGACGGGGCGGTCGGGAATTCCTTGAGCTTAGCTAGGAACTCATCCTTGGACGCATAGACCTTATCCTTGAGATCCATGTCGACGAACACGAACCGGAACACGTCGATGTCTGAACCGCGCAGGTACTTGTGGCCAACTTCTTTCGAGGGGCAGTTCGGAAAGAAGTAGATGTTGTAACCGGCGGCATTTTTCTCTGCGAGAGCCTCCTCGGTCATCGGTTTGTCGCCGACCGTATTCGGGCCCTCAATTTCGCGAACGAAGTCGGGATTCGGGACCATGGTCTTCTGCCCGTCGACTTCGCGCTCGATTTCTTTTTGGCCCCACAGGGGCTTGAGAAGCCTGAAATACTCCATGACGACCTCAGAAGGAGAAAGGGGGAAGCCTTTTTAGGACATGCTCAGGTCCACAGGACCACGCTGAGGCGGGGGAGCCTCGATGGGGGAGGTGTGCGCGTCGGTCCGTATCTCAGTCGTCGCTGCCGGATTCTTCGTCTTCGTCTTCCCCGTCGCCCATGACTTCGACGTTCGGGTACTTTCCTTCGGTCTTGGAGACGTCGACCGAGAGATTGAAGATCAGGTTGTCGGGTGCGCCTTCTTTCGGGTCAAACAGAGTGGCGCCGAGCACCTTGTAAAAGACGCCCGATTCCTTATCGCGGAAGATCAAGTCGCCGTAGTAATCGTCGCCGGTGAACGAATAGAACTTTCCGTTCTCGCCCTTGTTCTCCCAAACCGAACCGAGCTTGCGCCAGGTGGAAGGCTTCTTGTCACTCGACTTGCCGCTCTTGCCGTTTTTCTTATCTTTGAAACCCATGACTTATCTCCGGAGGTTGGACGTTGAGCCGGCCTTCGGAGCGGCACAGTACTTGGCCATCAGGGTGCTCATCTTGGAGCCACCAGCAGCGGGCTTGCTTTCTTTCGTAGGAGCTTCCTTCGGAGCGGCAGCTTTTTCTTCCTGCTGCTCTTCCTCGGAAGTTTCTTCAGACTCGGTTTCTTCGGATTCTTCCTCTTCGGGCTCCTCTTCCTTCGGAGCGGACTTTTTGGTGCTCTTGCTGAAGCGCTCAGACTTGGATTCGGATTTCTCCGACTTGCTGAAGCGGGAGCCAGAGGTCTTCTCGTCGCTCTCCTCGTCTTCACCTTCTCCGGGCTTCTTGTAGAGGGGCTGCCAGTCCTTTTCGAAAAGGTTGCCCGAATCGCCCTTGTACTGCCCCAAGGCGTACTCCTGACCGGCCTCTTGCGAGACGATCGAGTAGTATTCGTATTCGCGAACCTTGCGATAGGTCAGCTTGAGGTCATTCTCGCCATTTGGACCCGTCTTGGGCAGATTGGCGTAGAACCCCATGGCCTGGAAAAATTCCGTGTGATTCGAGACATCCGCCCGAATCGTGAATTCATCAGCGCCGATCTTAAACTTATATTCCACCTGCATACTAGACACCTCCTGTGTCAACTTTTTAAGGTTGCCCTATTTTACGTCCGACGTCAAACCTTTTTCTTCGCTTTCAGGCGCCACTTCCCGTCGATGCAGTTGATCAGCTGGCGCGAGCTATTGGGGTACACAAGGCAGGAGGTCTGCATCCACGATGAAGGGCCTCCGGAGTATCCGAGCTTGCGGAAGGTCGACGTGCCTACCTGGAAGGCCTCGCGCAAGATGCCTGGGGTATGAGAGTGCCCCACAACGCAAGGGCCGAAGGACTCTTCTTGGTTCCTCAGCGTGCCGCGAGATCCGTTGGGGCCTCTATCGCCATGGGCCGCCAGCTGGACCCCGGCAAACCGGACATCTTCGTCCTCTTTCCACCAGATGATCCTGGCCTTGGCCTCAAGGCTCAGGAACAGCTCCACCAGCACTTTCGCGGGGTCCTCGCCCTGCAGCACCTTGGGGAGCAAATTCTGGGCAACGAAGTCAAAATTCTCGTAGTCCCGGACGAAGCGTTTGTCGTTCAGGTACCGGTACAGGAAGTCGTTATGGTTGGAAGCGACCATGTAGATCTTCCCGGTCGCCGGCAACCAGCTCAAGATTTCAGTGAAGTATTGGGCGCAGAGTTTGCCCTCCTCTGCGAGGTTGGTCATCCCCTTCTTGGCCATCAGGGCCTTCTCGATGATCTTGCCTTCCACCCAGTGGGAGATCGAGTGTCCGTTCACACCATCGTGAACCACGACATTCTCGGCGCCCGTCTCCTGGATGACCTCTTTCCAGCAAGCGAGGGCCTTGGGGTCGGTCTCTCCTGGGTGCAGGTCGCCCATTACAAAATACGCGGGCGCGTAGGGAACAACTCTTCCGTCCGGCATATACAGCTGGCCCAGGTCCGCAAACGATCCGGATGCGCTCGCCTGGATCTGCCGGAAGTAGTATTTCTCGTCCGAGTCCAACTCTACCACCACCGCTCCGACCTTGTGGTCGAACTCGGCCAACTTGGCCGTGCGCTCGCTCATGTAGCGGGAGGTTGAGTAGTTGGGCAGGGTCACGGCACCGGTACCCATGGAGACGTGAGGGTGCTTCAGATTTGAATTCGCCTTCACGATCAGCCGCTGCTTTGGCGAGCCGAAGATAAACGACATCCTATGGCTCATGCGCTTGAGCCCCCAGGTCGGGTCGATCTGCTTGGCCGACATCTTGATGCCGTTGATGTAGATGTTTGAGTTCAGCGCAAGGTCGCCAAAGACGATGGATTCTTTGTCGAGGTCTGGGCTGAGGTTCCAACTCGCATCGGCGGCCGGGTCGGTCACAGGAATACAAAGCGGGACCGCATTGTGCTTTTCGGCGTAGCTTTTCAGGGTCCGGTAGAAACCCTTGTGCACCTTGCAGCCGGTGACAGCCGAGAACACCACAGCAGCCGAGGCATTACTCATCCGCTGCTCAAGATTCTCCATGTTTTCGTCGGTGAAGATGGATTCGTCGATGATGTGCTCGAACGCCTCGGGGGCGGCCCCCATCGCAGCCTGCTTGAGCGCCTGGGGGTTCTTGAAGTGATACCTGACTTTGTGACGGGTGACGCCGCGCTCGCGCATCTCCGCCTCGGTGGGGACTCGCTTGAGCTTTTTCACTGCGGAGACGTAAATCTTGATGAGGCTGCTTCTGACCTTTGCAGCTTCTTTCGGTGTCGCCTTCGCCATGCTTATCTCACTTCCCCGTCGAGCCATAGCCCCCGGTGCCGCGTTGCGTGTCACCGAGTTCAGACGCCTCTTCGAATTCAAGAGTCTCGTGCTTCAAAATGAGGAGCTGGCCGCACCGCTCTCCGACTTTGTAGGCGTGGTCTTCGATCGCAATCGCGTCCAGAATTCGGTAAAAGAAATTCATCTCGCCCCGGTAATCCGCGTCGATGATCCCCACCGAATTGGCTAGAGTAAGGGGCATCTTGCAGATGCTCGAACGAGCACAGGCAAGACCGAAGTAGCCAGGTGGGATTTCCAGCGCCATTCCCGTATTATATTTTACCAAATCCCCGGCTCGGACATTACCAGCGGGGATCGGCTGGAACTTGTCGCCCATCACTCGGATGAATGTACGACCGGCCGCGTAGAAGTCAGCAGCAGCTGCGAGTTCCGTCGCGACCAACGGTGGGGGGATAAGTTGCTCAGGCGCAGCGACCGTGTACGGAGCGCCGGTGGTGGGGTCCAGGAGCCGCTTGAATCGGATCTTCACAGGCCCTCCAACTGGGCGAGGACAAATCCGGAGATGTTGAAAATCGCCGCGCGAGCGCCGCGAGTCTCGATGGGCTTCTTGCCTTGAAAGTACTTCTCAAAATTGTTGTACCAAGTTTGATTAAAGCTATCGAGTAATGCCCGATTTTCGTTCACCAGCTTGGTTGCTTGCGTAATCTCGTTCTGGAAGTAAATGGCCGCGATTGTGCCGCAGAGATTCGACAGGTTTTTCTTCTGCCGCGCGGAGAGAGAACGACGAACTACGAAATAAAGACAGAGGGCTTCCACTTCGCATGCATCGTCGAAATCAAGATACTTGCGCCATTTGGAGCTGAACTCGAGGCAACGCTCCGTGGGGCTCTTGAGCTGCGCGAGGACCGTATTGAGTTCGTGGTCAGGCTTCAGGATCACGCAGTCCGGGGACAGCGGATGGGAAAGTAGACATTCTCCATCCAGCTTTCGTTCGACCCGGTAGGTGTTCGAGGAAGTGCTCCTCTCACCCAGATTGACGGTCGCCAGATCACCCTGTTTCAGCTGCATTGTTCACCGAATCTTTCAGTGGGCTAGTCCCTGTTCCTTGGGCCTAGGGTACAGTTTGAGACTCTCACGTTCATAAATTAGGGTCAACCCTAATTTACTTAACTGGGCAGCCGCCGCTGCCGCATTCCATCGAATCGAGGTCCGGCCCTTCGATAGAGAGCGCATCGATAGGCTTGATCTTCTCCGAAAGGCGCTCGTACTGCTCCGCTGTAATCGCTTCTTTGGGCGCCTGCTTGAAGCCGTGGCCGGCATGGCAGAGGAAACTAATGGTCTTGAGGTATTTCAGATTCTGCTCGAGCCAGGCCTTGATTTGGGGGATCTCTTCGCGCTTGTAGTAAACGGTCACCGAGACCGCCTGGTCGGCCCAGTACTTCTGCGCCATCAAGAGCACGTCGAGCTGTTTCCACGTATCGAACCCTTCATCTGCGCAGGGCATCCCTTCGGGGGCCTGGAGGTAGAAGTCCACAACCATGGTCGTGGGGTCGATGGTGCCGTCGAACTTGACGACGGGCTCCATGTAGTGGCCGGCCGCCTGCAGAAGCGGAATCAAAGGGTCGTTCGACGCAATTCGGACCCGCTGGATCATGTACCGACTGTAGGCGGGGTGGATACCCTCCCCTCTTTGGTCAAGCACCTTGGACATCGTGCCAGACGGCTTGATCACGGTTGTACGGATCGATCGGGCCACTCCGAGCTGGCGGGAGTACTCTTCATCCTCTTGCTGGATCGCCTGGTAGGCCGCATCGAGCGTATGCGGGTTGAACAGGGGGGACTCCAGACATCCGGTGATGCCTACGCCCACCCGGCGGTTCCGTTCGATGACCTTTTGAACCTGGGGATGATGGTAATGCTCCAGGGTCACGCGCTTGGCGTACCGGAAGCACAGACGGGAAGACTCAATGAACTCCGCCAGGCTCTCGATATTGGCCAAGGCCTGTTCGGCCAGATTGCAAGGCTCAAAAGGCTCCAGGGTGGCTTCCGCGCACGGATTGACTCCGATGGCTGAATCCTCCCGCAGCTCACCCATGCGCCCGTAGGTCTGCATGTTCTTGCGGTTCACAATGCCAAACGGCTCGCCGCATTCGTACGTCTTCCAGAACAACGGATGCAAATCCTCCACGTCGTCGATCACAACCGAGAGGTTCGCCGTGGCGAGATACGATGGTACCGGTGCCAAATCCCAGCGCTTGGCCTTCAGGTAGTCCTTGTCGTGGGCATCCCCCAAAATGATGATCGCCGACCTGCGAACATTCCCCGCCACGACCATCTCGCCCGTTGCACAGATGAGATACATTGCATCTACCGGCCGGACGGCCCGACCCGCCCGGGCTCCCAGGATCTTGGAGAGATTCTCGACGAAACTGATCAAAGGGAGGGGGCCGGAGGCGAGCCCGCCGAAGCCCGAGATAGGCTCCCCGTAGCCACGGAGACACACAGTAGAATAGGTGAAGCTGCGGCCGGTCACGAAGTAGGACTCCAAGACTCTCCTGAGCAGCTCGCACCAGCCCTCTCTGGAGTCTGGAACGATAAAGTCCGCATCCTTGCTGGCCTTGTGGAGGATCTGCACATCCTTCCGCACACGGGGCAGCTTAGAGGTAAAGCGATGCTCTACGCTCAGGCCGACGCCTCCACCTAGCATCAGCAAGTCCATGGCGATGACGAAGTTTTCCCAGGACTCCGAGGTGATGAACCAACAATTGTTCAGGGCAACCCCGCCGATTCGCTCATGCGCTGGCGCCCCTGAAAACCAGTATCCGCGCCCAGCAGGACCTGACTTCCTAGAGAGCATCAGCCTCCGGAGCGCTTCCATTTCTCGCTTAGCCTTCGTAGCAAACTCCGGCCGCTGGAGTACCTGGCGGAAATTGCCCTGCAGGACTCGTTCAACCGTATCCGGCCAGGACTCCGTTGGACCCTTGTCCTTACGAGCGTAGGTGCGGCGGTACACGATCTTAGCGAGGTTACTCCACTCTTTCATCTGGTGACTCCTATTTCCTACGTTTGCGCCAGTCGCAGCTTGTGCATCGTTCCAGTGTGAAGACTCCGATGGGAGCCTCCACTACATCCTTGCCGCATTTCGGGCAGGTGAGCTTTTTCTTCGGGGTGGGCGCTGGCTCCGCGTCGACCTCCTGCAGCAACTCCCTGTAGTCGTCCGACACGTCCGAGCGGCGGTTCAGTTCGCGCTCAAGTGCGGCGATCTTTCGCTTCTGGGCGCGAATGATCTCGTTCAATTTCTGAATGCGACCCTTTTCAGATCGCTCCGAACTCAGATCTTGTCTTCGCCCTTTGCCCATAAACGCCAAGCCTTCTGAAATTGTATCAACTGAGAGGGGCTAAATTTCCGCTCGGACATCTGCTACGACGTGCGAGAGCGCAGACCCCGGAGGGCCAAAAGTCAGGGATTTTCTAGGGGTTTACTAAACTGAAAAATTCTTACTCTTGCTTGCGCAGGAGCACGATTGAGCCGCCACAAGTGGACAGAAGTGCCGCAATTGACGTGGCGTTTTCGAGTGCTGTCCTAGTGACCTTGACGGGGTCGATGATCCCCGCCTCCAAGGCGTTCACAATCTTCTTGTTGCGGGCATCATAGGTCAGCGGGCTATCGATGGAATCCGGCCACGTCTCGCTCGACAGGATCTTCGTAGGGTCGCCCGAGATATTCTCGACGATCTGATTAAAGGGTGCCAGGAGGGCCCGGCTGAGAATACGCTCTCCGATCGTGTCCCCAGGCTGAAGACTATGGGCGATGCGGGCCAGGACGACTCCTCCGCCCGGGATGATGCCCTCTTCAACGGCAGCACGTGCGGCGTTCAGGGCGTCCTCGATCCGGTGGTAGCGCTCCTTGATCTCGAGGTCGGTGGTCCCCCCGACTCCAATCTTGGCGATACCTTGGGAAAGTGAAGCAATTCGGTCTGAGATGAGGGAGGCATCGTACGGACTCTCAGCCACCTTTCGGCGGGCTTTGAGCTGCTCGACGCGTTCGATGACAGACTCTTCGGACCCGTCGCCGTCATAGAAAGTCGTCGTGTACTTGTCGACGATCACGCGTTCGCAAGAGCCCACATGGTCGAGGGTTGCCCGCTCGAGTGATTCGTTGCCGTTGCCCAGGCGCTTACATCCCAGCATGACGGCCATGTCGTCCAGCATCTCGGTGCGCACCGTGGTCGTATGCGGAGCCTTCACCGCGCAAACGCGCAGGGCGACTTCGTTGCGCTGGATCAACAGGAACTGGATCACCTCAGGCGAGAACTCATGCGCGATGAGGACGATGGGGGGCAGACCCTTCTTGCCATCCTTTGCCGCAGCTCCGGCGATGGTATTCAGCACCGGGAGGATCTCGGTGTAGGACATGATCTTGCCGTCGTATAGGATCACTGCCGGCTGCTCGCACTCGAACCGAGTACCCTCGATATTGTTGAAGAATCGATCCTGCGCTTCAGCGCCCCGGCGGATCTGGAAGCCTTGGACCACGTCAATTGTGGTCTGTGGCCCGTAGCCCTCATCGACCGTGATCACCCCTTCGGCACCAACGGCATCGAAGGCCTCGCGAATCACGCGGCCGATCTCAGCGTCTCCGTTGGCAGAGATGGTGGCAACGTCCTCGACCATCTTGGAGTCCCGGCAGGGGGTCGC